CCCGTTCTCGCCGGTCGCCTGGAATCCGTCCATCGCGGTCATGCTGGTCATCTTTTCCCCGTAGTGTGTGGATTTCGATACCTGGAACAGTTCATTGATGAGGCTGGCGCGCTCAAATTCCTCGCCGCGCTTCTCAATGAACAGTCTGATCGGGGCCTGGGATTTCCCGAATACGGAGTCGTTTACTCCGGAGCCTTCGCTGAATATGATTCCTGCCATTGCTTATTCCCCCCCTTTACGCGAGTATGACGCGGACATGGTCTCCGGCTGTCGTGCCGTCGACCTCCAGTACCTTGCAGCAGCCTTTCGTGGTCGTGCCGGTCATCTGGAGCCCGTCTGTGTGGATGGTGTATAAAAGGCCGGGCGCGAGATCCGCGTCGTTTGCCTGGATGGGGACGTCCCATATGATGCTGGGATTGGACCTGACCACGCCCAGGGGATCACCGTCTGCGGCGACAGTCTTGCCCTGCATGCAGATGTAGTGCTCCCCCTCGTCCGTGTCCTCCCCCACGCCTGTCGTGACGGCCGTCAGGATCCCGGCTGACGCGTCCCACACGAGGGCCTGTCCCACGACGTAGGTGTCGGCGTTGGCCGGAAGATACTGCACAGGCGGCATGTGGCCGTCATCGGTGCTGTGGATCTTAAATGCCATGTTTTTTCATTCCCTTCTGCCGCCTGCACGGGCGGCCTATTTTCGTTTTTCCCTGATGTACTTGTTGTAGTGTTTCTGGATCTCGGCTTCGCTCATGCCGGGATTCAGTTCCCTGTACAGAGCGAGCTCGTCGCTCGGCACTGTCACGGCGCCCGCTCCCCGGGTCGCGGTCGGCGAAAGATGGTCCTTGCTCCTTGCGCTGTTCAGCGCTGCCTGCCTGGAGGCCTGCGCCATGCCCTGGGTCAGGCTGTCGATGTTCGCCAGCTTGTAGGCGTCCACCAGGTCGAGACCTTTCTTCACGAGCTCGTAGAAGCGCGGGTACGTAGGCATCTTCGTCAGATCTCCGAGCTCCCTCACCTCGGGGTTCAGTGCGCCGATCTGCTTCATCTGCTCGTCGAGCTTCAGCTTGGCTTGTGCTTCGAGCGCCTGGCGCTTCGCCGTCTCGGCCTCCTCGCTCATCTGCCGTGCCTGCCGGATCTCCGGGAGCGTCGCGACAAATTGTTTGAACTCCTCGTCCGTCATGCCGGCTTTCTTCAAAAGCCGTTCTTTCACGTCAGCCTCGTACCGCTCTCTGTATGCGTCGTACTCAGACTTTGTCGTGATGGGCTTCTTTGTGTAGGGATCCATGAGTCCGCTGTTCCGGATAAACTCGTCCAGCGCCTTCCGGACCTCCTCCTGGGCCTCTGCCTTCGCCCGAGCGACCGCCGCGTCAATGGCGGCCTTCTTCTCAGCCTCGCGCCTCTGCGCTGCGTTCTTCGCCCGCTCCTCTTTCGTAAGAGGTTTTTTCTCCTCTTCGGGCTCCTCAACATCGTCCCCGGTTTCTTCTCCGGTTTCGATGGGTTCTTCTTCGTCTTCCTCCGCGGGTTCGGCGGCCTCCCGCTCTTGTTCGCCTTCGTCGCTGTCCTCGGCCGGCGGATCGGCGGTCTCCGCCTCTTTTTCGCCTGTGCTCTCCAGACCGAATAACGCGGCGTAATCAATGTCATCTGGCATTGGGTTCCTTTCTGATAGTGGATTTTTCCGCTGTTCCTGCGTATTTTGTTTTGGATTTTTCCGCTGTTCCTGCGTGCTGCTATAGCAGGTGCTATAGCAAGTGCTGTAGTCAGGTCTGCGCTCCGGCTACTTGCCGGTCCTGAGGTCGTTGCCGGTCTTCACAGTGCCATTCTTGGGATCTGTGGACTGCTTCGGCGCCTTGATGTTCTGAGTCCCCGAGTTTTTGATCTTCCCGGCATAGGCTTTCTCCATGAGGCCTCCTCCTTTCCTAGGGTTATGATTTGTCGCTTCCCGCTGCCTTCCTTATGACGTCCGCTAATTTACCTGTTTGCCGTTGATCGCCCCCCAATCACCGCTGCCAGGGCGTCCTGACGCGCCTTGTTGTCTATCTGTGCCATAGCATCGGGCGGCAGCTGTCTGGATCCTCTGCGCTGCTCAACGGTCCTCTGCTTATCCTGCAGTTCGGGTCCCGCCGTCTGCGCTGCCTGCATCTGCTGCTGTTGCTGCATCATCTGCATCATCTGCTGTTCCCGCTCCTGCTGTTTCCTCGTCTCCTCCTCGATGTATGCCCGCGTCTCTCCCGCTCCGGGGTAGTGCAGCATCTCCATCTTCGACCAGAACAGGATCAGAGTAGCCGGGTTCGTAGGATCCCCGAAAGCGCCTGTCTGCAGGTTCATCCGCGTCTCCTGCCACATGGCCTCACGGTTTGAAGCGAGGGGCGCCGTGGTGTCGCAGGAGAACAGGAAACGGTCGTTCCAGCACCACTCGCCGGCGGCGTCCTGCTCGAGGAAATCGTAACGGTTGAAGGTGTCGTACTTCCTCTTGCCGTGAATATCCATCGATACGACGGGCCTCGGCTCGTCGGCGTAGGCCAGCTTGAACTTGAACATGGCCTCGAACAGTTTGGCGTAGGCAGCGTGCTTCATCACGCGCTTTGATTCCAGGCGCCCTGCGGTCTGCGCCGCCGCAAACTCCTTCGCCTTGCCCGAGGTCGCGGTCCTGTCCTGCCTGCCCTGGAAACTGTCCGTAACGCCTATGATCTGGCGCGATTCCTCGTATGTCTGCCTCAGGTACGTCAGATCCTGCTCCACGTTCCCCTGCAGGTCGTACACGTCGATCAGGTTCTTTGTTGCGGCGTTCCCGGGCCGGATCACCTTCATATCGTCGGCGTCCACTTTGATGCTCGCCTCGTCCGGCAGCGTGATGTAGCTGCCGCTCATCAGCAGCTTGTCGATGATCTTCGCCTCGATGCGGTTTATCGTGTTCTGCTGATCCGCGATCTTATCGAGATCCGAGTCCCCGAGCAGCTGCCCGAACAGGCTCACGTTCTTCTGAAGGATCACGGGGTATATGTTCGGCTTGTAAAACGGGATCTTCGTAGGTACGCCGGGGGCTATGGCCCCGGGGATCACGCTGCCGTCGCTGCGCTTGATCGGCATGAACAGCTCCTCGTGGTCCTCCGCGCTGTCTGTCCACTCGGAGGACCCGCACTGCGGGCATATCTTCTCCCCGTTGCCTGCGGTCTCCGGGATCACGATCGCGATAGCCTCCGGCGGCTGCAGCATCTCAGAAGGCCCCGTACCGCTCGGCAGGCCTGTCAGATCAGGCATCCCGGGCGCGCCTGTAATGCCCGGCATTATAGGCACCGGCGCCTTCGTCGGCTCAGGGTTCAGCGGCTCCACGGCCCCGCACGTCGCGCAGCGCTTCAGCCGGCGCGCCTGGTAATCGTCGAGGTCCTCGAGCTGAGTGTCGTTCACCCAGCTGTAGAGGCCTATGCCGCCCTTGTCGTTCCGGTAATACGCTATGTACTGCGTCACCAGGTCGTCTGCAGACGTTTCCAGAGCGCCCTTGACGTCAGGTTCCTGCTCTGTCTCATCCTCCACGTCCACGTTGTAGCGGCGCCTGATATACTCCTTCGTCTGGGGGATCTTCAGGATGATATAATCCATGTCCTCGACGGAGGTATATACTCCGTCCTGAGGCACGAGCTGTTTCGGGTGCAGCTGCGTGATCGACAGTTCCCCGACGGTGTAGTGCGTCCTCTTCGTGTTGTCCCACTCAACCAGGAATGCCGCGCCTCCCTGTATCGGCACCGTGCGCTCCATGATGTCGTTGATCTCCTCAAAGGGCAGGGCGTCCATCTCGTTGCGCAGCATGTCCTCGATCAGCTTTGCAAGGTGCTCGTCCTTCTCTCTGCAGGCGGTCACCTTCGGCTGCGGTATGTTGCTGTCAACCTGGGCCTCGATCAGCTCGGCGCAGATGTTTCGGACATGCGGGGTCTTTTCCTTCCTGTCGCCCCGGACCATTGCGCGCAGGGCGTCAGAGCCCCTGTACAGCTCCTCCCGGGCGTCCATCTTCGCGACCTCGCCGTCAAATGCCGCTTGGTTCTTTGTAAGCCTCTCCTGCCATATGCGCAGCTTTGTTTTGTCCGTTTTATTGCTCGCCATTTCTGCCTCTTTTCCTTACCTTCGCGGCCTGCCCCAGCGCCTTATCAGCATCTCCCGCTCCCCGGGCGAGGCGTTGTTATAGTCCTCCCACTGGTCCTGCGTCCATACGACGGTCCCGGCTTCCTCTCCCGCGCTCACCGACATGCTCTGCCGGGGCCTTATGTAGTGCGCTATGGCGAGGGATATGACGCAGTCGTCGTTTGCTCCCGGCTCCGCCTCCGGCCTCAGCTTGTCGTTCCTGACGAACGTCAGCATCTCCTGCAGCGTGTCCTCGTCGTTCAGCGTGCCTATCTTCTCACGCATGACCTTGATAAGTTCGCCGATGATCACCGGCCTCGTTATCTGAGTGGTCTTGAATCCGAAGGTCTGCCGTATGGCGCCGGTGAAATCGTCCTCGATCTCCCTCACGAACAGGTTCCTGTATCCCATGAGATCGAGCAGCTTCACCGGGTACGTGCTGTAGTTTGTCTCGATCCCCAGCAGCGCGGTGTTGTAGTACAGCCCCAGGCAGTACATCTGCCTCGCGTACGTATCCTCCTCGTATCTGTGCCGCAGCACGCATGCCTGCTCTCCGGTGATGTTGTCGAGCACCTGCCCCACAAACCAGTCGGATCCTTCTCCCGCGGTGTCGCCGCCTATGACGTAGGGCCTGCCGGCCTCCGGCTCTTTGTATATCCTGACGGGCCCGTTCCAGTCGTCCACCCACCGGATGTTATCTATATGCACGCCGTCAGGCTGCTCGTCGTACTCGAAATAACCGGTCTTTGGTTGCTTTCCCGCTGCCTTAATGGCCTCGATCCGCTTTGAGATCGCCGTCTTGTTGAACACGGATTTCCCCAATACGCCCCACTGGTTCAGGCAGTAGACCATGTAGTAATACTCGTCCGTGTCCTTGAATCCCTCGAGCACTTTCACCTGGGTCGGGTCCAGAAATCTGTTGTCCTTGTACGTGCTCTCGTGCAGCCTGGCGTCCGGGTCGCGGTTGTCCCAGAATCGCTCCTTCAGCCAGTGGTTTATGGATATGGGGTTGAAGGTAAGGATCATCTGCAAATAGTATGGGGTGACGGTCCTCAGCCTTATGTTGAGCTGGTTGAAATCGTCCCTGGTGATCTCGCTGGCCTCCTCGACCCAGATCCCCGTGATTCCGTAGATGCTCTTGAGCTTCTCGACGTCGTCCAGCCCGGCGAAGATGATCACGCTCCCGTTCTCAAATGTGAGCAGCATGTCAGATTTGTTTACCTTCAACCCCGCGTGCGGATAATACTCGTTCGCCTGCGATATGAGCTGATTGAAGCAGCTCTCCCTGAGCGTCTTCGCCACCTTCCTGCACACGAGCCACCTGTGCCCCGGCTCCGTAGTAACCCGCTCGAGGATCTTCCGACCGGCGAATATGCTCTTTCCGGAACCGCCGCCCCCTCGCAGCACAAGAAACCTGTGCTCGTCAAAAAACAGCGGAATAAAAGATTCGTTGTTCGAACCGAGCAGTTCTTCAAACCACGCATCGACCATCCTGAGCAGGGAGAGCCTGTCTTTATCCACCGGAACCGGCGAACAGTTCGCGCAGCAGGCGCAGTTTCTCTCCCATGTCTACGGCGGCGGGCGACGCGGGGCCGCCCTGTTCGCTCTCCCGGTGTTCGCGGCCCGCCAGCACCTCCTGCAGAACGACCTTCAGCCCGTCCGCGCCCTTGGAGCGGGAGAGGAGCTCGGTGACAAGGTAATCCTCGATCATCAGCATCGCCCACTGCGCGGCCTTCGCCGTTTCGGGATGCAGGGAACCGTCGCAATAGGCCTGCCATTGGGGCCTCAGGATATTCAGCGCCCTGCAGATGCCCGGAACGCTCGGCGGGACGGGGTAGTCAAGGCGCGTTATCTGTTCGCCGCGGCTGTTGTATACGGGCTCAAGCCGGACAACGGCTTTGCCTGTAGCGGCGTCCGTTGATCTCGTCTCCTCCATAACGGGGACGACGCGGCTGATAGACTGAAAATAGCTCTCCAGCGCCGCGCCGAGCGCCCTTCCGGAGCGATACTTTTTAAACCTGATGCCCAAGATCAGACACCGCCCTTCCTGCCTCTGAACGGACCGCCCGTTATCGCCCGCCCGACGGGATTCCTGCGGGGGGTCTCCCTGTAGAGGGGGCAGGCGTGTACGGTATATGAACCGACCCTCACGCCGCCTGAGTCTTTATAGACGCGCCGGGAGGCAAACCAGCCGGGCACGGGGACGAACAGCGCGCTCCACGGGCAGCGCCCGGCGTTATGCGCGCATGTCCAGCAGATAGTGGATCTTCTCAT